TGCAGAAGTAAACCCATACGGTGTTAAAGAAATGCGTGGTTATGGTGCAGCTACTAAAGGTCGTAAGATTAGCGGTAAACAAGGCTAATAATGAACTACGTTCAACTGTATCAATCAATCCAAGATTATGCGGAAACTACGGAACAATTATTCGTAGCTAATATACCTCGTTTTGTTCAAGAAGCTGAAGAACGTATTTATAACTCAGTTCAGATTCCTGCATTACGTAAAAACGTAACTGGTACTTTGACATCTGGTAATAAATATTTATCACTTCCAAATGACTGGTTATCTACATATTCTTTTGCTATTATTAATATAGATGGAACTTATGAATATCTTTTAAACAAAGATGTCAACTATATTCGTCAGGCATTTCCAAGTCCTACTGATACAGGAACGCCAACTCATTATGCATTATTTGGATCTCAATATAGTGCTATTAATGAATTGTCATTGATATTAGGCCCTACACCAGATGCTAGTTATAATGCTGAATTGCATTATTTCTACTATCCACCAACCATAGTTCAAGGTCAAATATCATTGATTGCTGTAACTACAACAGGATCATTATATGTTCCTGGTGTATATGAAAATGTATCATTAACTAATGGATCTGGCTCAGGTGCTACAGCTACTATTGTGATTAATTCATCAGGTAATGTAAGTTCTTTAACGCTTAATGAAGGTGGTCAATTCTACGTGGTTGGTGATATTTTAAGTGCCACATCATCAAGTTTAGGTGGCGCAGGTTCTGGATTCACTGCAACAGTAAATGCTATATCTAATTCAACAGGCACAAGCTGGTTGGGTGACAACTACGATCCAGTATTATTTTATGGTTCTATGCGTGAAGCTATGATCTTCCAAAAACAAGAACCAGATATTATAAAAAATTACGAAGATAAATATCAAGAAGCTATGCAACAACTTAAACGTCTTGGTGATGGCCTTGAAAGAGGTGATGCATACCGTGATGGCCAGACTAAACTTAGGGTTAATTCATGATAGTTCAAACCGCTTGTACAGTATTTAAAGCTAATATGCTTAAAGGGTTAGAGAACTTTAATACAGGTACTCCATATACGTACAAAATAGCCCTTTATAACGCATTAGCAGATCTAAATGATACTACCACAGCCTATACAACAAATAATGAGGTTACGGGCTCAGGATACACGGCTGGAGGCATTGTTTTGACCCCAACCACAATACTTTCAAACACAGAAGATAATACCGCTTATGTGTCTTTTTCTAATGTAGTTTGGAGTCCTGCAAATTTTACTTGCAGGGGTGCTTTAGTTTATAATAGCACTACAAATGCAGCAGTCTTCGTATTAAATTTTGGCTCTGATAAAACAGCAACATCTAGTTTCACAGTGCAATTTCCAACGGCAAATTCAACAAGTGCCATTTTAAGAATAAGTTAAGGAGTTATTATGATTCAAAAAGAACAAGGTGGATTTGGCGATCAAGCAAGCATTGTGCTAAATGCTGGTGCAGTAGCTAATGAAACAGTAGGAATAGAAGGTCAGTATCACGTTGAATGCCGTGACAAAGACGGTAATTTAAAATGGGAAGAAACATTTCCTAATTTAGTGAATGCTGTAGGTAAACAACTTATGTTAGACACCTTATTAAAAGGTTCTGCATACACAGTAGTAGGTCCATATTTAGGTCTTATTTCAGGTGCGTCACCAACATTTGGTACAGGCTCTGACACAATGACATCCCATGGTGGTTGGACAGAGTTTATTAACTATACAGTAGGTGGTTCAGCAGTGCGTGGTACAGCAGTATTTGCATCAGCAACATCAACAGGATCAACACCATCAAATGTTACTACATCAGCAGCAACAGCTATTACTTACACTATTACAGGTGCAGGTGGTACAGTAGGCGGTTGTTTCTTAGTAACTGGATCAGGTGCTTCATCTACATTAAGTAATACTGGTGGTACATTGTATTCAGCAGGTGCTTTTACAACAGCTAAAGTTACAACAGCTGGCGATACAGTAAGCGTTACATACTCTACAACTGCAACAAGCTAAGGAGCTTAAATGGCTCTTGCGTTAAATGATCGTGTCCAGCAACAGGGTACGGCTAACACCACAGTCAGCTTTACCCTAACCACTGCAGTTACTGGGTTCCAAACCTTTGCCGTTATTGGCAACGGAAATACAACCTATTACGCTGCTACAGATGCTTCTGGTAATTGGGAAGTTGGTATTGGTACTTATTCTACCACTGGACCCACATTAACCCGCACAACAATTCTAGCTTCAAGTAATTCTGGCAGTGCTGTTACATTCTCTGGCACAGTCAATGTCTTTGTTACATACCCTTCAGAAAAATCTGTCAATCTTGATGGTTCAAATAATGTTAGTGCATTAGGTACTATTTCTTCTGGTACATGGCAAGGCACAACTGTAGGCGTAGCTTACGGTGGCACAGGTGTTACTGCATCAAGTGGTCCTAACTCAGTTGTTCTAAGAGACTCTAATTCTAACATTACAGTTAACCGCCTTAACCAAGGTACTCAAACAATTACTGCAGCTGCAGGTACTACAAACTTAACGGCAGCATCTCAATACAATCAAACATTAGTAGGTACAGGTGGGCAAACATTTAGATTGCCTGATGCTACAACGTTAACAGATACAACTGCTTTCCAATTTAATAACAACGCTACTGGCACACTAACTATTACAGATTATGCTGCGGCTACTGTGGGCACTGTGTCTCCAGGTGGTGCTGCAAATATTGCGTTATTAGATAATTCTACTACTGGCGGAACATGGGACGTACATGGTTATATTCCTGAGAATGTAACTTGGGGTACAAATTCATTAGTTTTAGGTTCTACTGTTATTACTGGTGGTACATGGAATGGTGGAACAATAGCTTCAGGTTATGGTGGTACAGGACTTACTACATTTAGTGCTGCTAATAATGCTCTCTATTCAACATCAAGCTCAGCTCTAACCGCAGGCACTTTGCCCGTAGCAGCTGGTGGTACGGCAGCAACCACATTTACATCTAACGGTGTTTTATATGGTAACGGAACAGGAGCATTAGGTGTTACATCAGCTGGAACCACAGGACAAGTTTTAGTAGGTAATACTGGATCAGCCCCATCATGGGCTACAGTATCCAGTTCTTTAGTAAGCTCATTTAGTGCTGGCACAACTGGATTTACACCAAGCTCTGCTACTACAGGTGCAGTAACTTTAGCTGGTACATTAAATATTGCTAATGGTGGTACAGGACAAACAACAGCTACAGCAGCATTTAATGCATTAAGCCCTGTTACAACTAAAGGTGATTTAATTACCAGCAATGGTACCGATGATGTAAGACTTGGTGTAGGTAGTAATAATTACGTATTAACAGCAGATTCAACTACATCCACAGGTTTAAAATGGGCAGCAGTAAGCGGTGCTGGAACGATTACAGTTACAGACTTTACAGCCACAGCTGGTCAAACAACATTTACAGTTGATTACACAGTAGGTTTAGTAGAGGTTTATAGAAACGGTGTTAAATTAGCTATAGCTGATTATACTGCTTCTACAGGCACTACGATTGTTTTAGCCACAGGTGCTAATGTAGGTGATGTGATTGAAGTTGTAGCGTTTTCTGCACTTAATACTTATTCTACAATTATAGCTGATACATTTAGTGGTAACGGATCTACGACAGCTTTTACAATGACACAAACACCAGCTAACTCAGCATCTGCGTTAGTAGCTATTTCTGGTGTAGTTCAAGACCCTACTACATATACAGTACTTGGTACAACATTATCATTCTCAACAGCACCACCATCAGGCACTAATAATATTTCTGCAAGGTATTTAGGTATATCTAGTATAAGCGGTACATCTTCAGTTTTAGTAGCAACTAACGGTATAATCGTTAATGGACAAACAATATCTACATCATATACAATACCTGCTGGTTCTAATGCTATGTCAACAGGACCAGTATCTGTAGCAAGTGGTGTAACAGTAACAGTTCCTTCTGGATCACGATGGGCGGTAATCTAATATGGCATCAACGATAAATGCAAGCAATTCAGGTTTTGGTGGAATAGTATCTACTGGAGATTCTAGTGGTCAACTACAACTTCAAACTGCGGGTACTACAGCTTTGACTATAGATACATCACAAAATGCCACATTTGCAGGAACATTAACAGCAACAGGTAAATTAGCCTCATCTAGTATGCCAACAGGAAGTGTGTTACAAGTTTTACAAACAACAAAAACAGATATATTTAGCACAACATCAACAACAATGGTTGATATTACAGGATTATCAATAAGTATTACACCATCATCAACATCTAATAAAATATTAGTTTTATTTTCAGGGTCAATTGCTTCTAATAATAATCAAAATTCTGTAGGCATACAATTGTCAAGAGGTGGAAGTGCATTATTTGTAGGCGATGCTGCTGGAAGTAGGGTTCAAGCAACTGCTATGGCTTATTCAGCGAATGTTGATACACAATATCCTGCTAATTTTTCATATTTAGATTCACCAGCTACTACATCTTCAACAACTTATACAATACAAATGAGATGTAATTCAACTGGAACAGCATACTTAAGTAGAAGTTCTGCTGATGCAAATACAGTTACAGATTTTAGAACACCTGCGTCAATTATAGTTATGGAGATAAAAGGATAATGAATCATAAAGCTATATATACATTATATCCTAATGTAGTCACTATAGATGATACAGAAGGTGCGTTTGATAAAGATGGAAACAAAGTAGAAATTGATGTATCACTTGTCAATGCTTGGATAGATCCAGAAGCATATAAATATAAAAGACAAGCAGAATACCCAGCTATTACTGACCAATTAGATTATATATATCATAATGGTGTAGATGCATGGAAAAAAGACATGATAGATCCCGTAAAAAATAAATATCCAAAAGGTTCTGAATAATGACATACGCAGTTAATTTATCAGCATTAGGTTCTAACGGAGGTACTTCATTAGCCACATGGACTACAGGAACTCGTCCAGCAAGTCCTCTCACTGGTCAATCTGGTTTTAATACTACAACTGCTACATTAGAAGTTTATAATGGTTCAGCTTGGGTTTCTGTAGGAAGTGCAATTACTCAATCAGTACAAACAACTGGATTTACAGCAGTAGCAGGTAATATATATCCTTGTAATACAACCTCAGCAGCATTTACAGTTACCTTACCAGCGTCTCCATCAACAGGAGATCAAGTATCTATATTTGACTATGCAGGCACTTCATCTACAAATAACATTACTGTAAATCCTAATGGCTTAAAAATTAATGGATCTACATCTAATGCACTTATATCAACCAATAGAGAAAGTGTAACTTTAGTTTATGTAGATTCAACTCAAGGCTGGTCTGCATTAAGCACAGCTTCAGTAGGCACATCACCATTACCTCAACCTTATGCTGCAACCTATGTATTAGTTGCTGGTGGCGGAGGAGGCGGTTATAACTATGCTGGTGGAGGAGGTGCTGGCGGATTAATATCAGGATCAACTAATTTAACTCCAAGTACAGTTTATACTGTTACGATTGGAGGCGGTGGTACAGGTGCTACAACAGGACCTTCATTTAATAATGACGGAACAGCTTCTTCATTTACTGGTTTAACTTCAGCAACTGGTGGGGGAGGTGGTGGATCTGGTTCAGCTCCAGGACAACCTACTGTTTCATTTGGTAGATCTGGCGGTTCGGGCGGAGGTTCAGGTAGTCAATGTCCATCTCCATATTTAGGCGGGTCAGGAACTCCAGGTCAAGGTAACAATGGTGGAGCTTCTGCAACAGCACCATCAGAAACAGCGGCAGGCGGAGGCGGAGCAGGTGCAGCGGGTGGTAATGGTAACCCAGCTACCTCACCAAGAACAACAGGCGGTGGTGGTATAGGTGCTACAACATCTATTACTGGTACTCCAACTTATTATGCAGGGGGTGGCGGTGGTGGAGGATATTCACCTCAAAACTCATCTGCAGGTGCAGGCACTCCTTCAACAGGCGGTGGAGCAGCTGGTGTAAATAACCCTGGTGGTACTGGCGGTTCTGCTACTGCTAATACAGGCGGTGGAGGCGGAGCTGGGGCTGGTGCATTTGGATCAGGTGGAGCTGGTGGTTCTGGTATATTTATATTATCTGTACCAACTTCAAAATATCCTGGAACTAAAACAGGAACATCATCTACTACAACAAACGGTTCAAATACTGTAATTACTTGGACTGGATCAGGAACTTACACAGCTTAATGGAGAAAACATTTATTGGGCAGTATTATTTAGATGACCTTTCAATCTGCGATGACATCATAAACTATTTTAAAAATAGTACAGATAAAACTGCGGGTAAAGTAGGATTTGGTGAGGTAAATAAAATCATAAAAGATTCTACAGATTTATATCTAGATAATGTAAATTTGGCTAATAATTATAATATGCAACTTCAGCAAGTTCTGAATAAGTATATAGAAAAGTATGAGTTTTGTAATAAATATGAATCATTTAGTTTAGTGGAAAGAGTAAATATTCAACATTATTTACCAAGCCAAGGATTTTATAGATGGCACACTGAAAGAACTGGAAAGCAAGAACCAGTAGCATCAAGACATTTAGTATTTATGACTTATTTAAATGATGTTGATGATGGTGGAGAAACAGAGTTTTACTATCAAGAATTAAAAGTTAAACCAAGAAAAGGTTTAACACTTATATGGCCTGCTGATTGGACGCATACTCATCGTGGTATTACATCTAATACAGAAGAAAAATATATAGTAACAGGTTGGTTTAATTTTACAAATTAGGAAAATAAATTGAGTTCAGTAATATTAAATGGAGATTCTTCAGGTTCTATAACCTTAACTGTGCCAGCTGTTGCTGGTACTAATACTCTTACTTTACCTGCTTTAACAGGTACTATTATTACAACTGCGTCAACATCAGGTATACCTAATCAAATTAATTGGACAACAGTTCAAACATCTAATGTGAACCCAGCAGTAGCATTTACGGGTTATCCAATGAATACAACATCTGGTGCTTTAACTGTAACATTACCAGCTTCTCCTACAGCAGGTAGTATGATTTCTATTCTTGACTATGCTGGTACTGCAGCTACAAATAACATTACTATTAATCCGAACGGTGGAAAAATTAATGGTGGTACAGCTAACGCTTTAATCTCAGTTAATAGAGAAGCAATTAATTTAGTTTATGTAGACTCAACTCAAGGCTGGCTTGCTTACGCTGATGTTTACTCTACAACTTCTCCATTGCCCCAACCTTATACAGCATCTTATTTAATTGTAGCTGGTGGAGGATCAGGAGGTGCTGGTGGTGGTGGCATGGGTGGTGGTGGTGCAGGGGGATATTTAACAGGAACAACAACTTTAACTCCAACTACTGTATATACTTTTGTAGTTGGTGGCGGAGCATCTGCAGCTTCTGGAACTGCACAAGGAAATTCTGGATCAAACTCCACTGGTTTTGGTTTAACTGCCGTGGGTGGTGGAGGTGGAGGAGGGTCTACAGCTGCAGGATTATCTGGAGGTTCTGGTGGTGGAGGTGCTTATCCAGGAGCTTCTGGTGGTAGTGGCACTCCAGGTCAAGGTAATACTGGAGGTACTGGCAACGCTACTTTTGCTGGTGGAGGTGGAGGCGGTGCTTCTGCTGTAGGAGCAAATGGTACTCCTAATACTGGTGGCAATGGAGGAGATGGATCTGCTTCAAGTATAACTGGTACTCCTGTATCTTATGGTGGAGGCGGTGGTGGCGGAACGCAATCCCCTGGTGCAACTCCTATTGCTACTGGCGGTGCTGGTGGTGGCGGAGCTGGAGGACACGGTGCAACAGCTGGCGTAGCTGGAACAGCTAATACTGGAGGTGGTGGTGGGTCTGGTGGAGGTAATCCAAGCTCTGGTGCAGCTGGAGGATCAGGTGTTGTAATTATTTCAGTACCAACAAGTTCATATCCAGGAACTACAACAGGAAGCCCTACAATCACAACAAGTGGTTCTAATACAATTATCAAATGGACCTCAGGGTCAGGAACTTACACTGCATAATGGCTTCTTTTGTTATAGGTGGAGATACTAGCGGTCAAGTTACAATCCAAGCTCCAAGTGTAGCTGGATCAACCACATTAACTTTGCCAGCTTTAACTGGCACTATAATAACTTCTGCTACGACAGGTAATGCATTACCAGGACAAATTAACTGGAATACAACACCACAAACAAGTGGATTTACTGCTGTAGCATATGGTGGTTATTTTTGTAATACAACAAGTGCAGCGTTTACAGTAACATTACCAAGCTCACCATCTCGTGGTCAATTTGTAGTCATTGTTGACTATGCTGGAACTGCTGCTACTAATAATATTACCGTATCTGGAAACAGTGCAAATATTAATGGTTCAACTGGAAATGCAATATTAAGCACAAATCGCCAAGGTATTACATTTACTTATATTGACTCAACTCAAGGTTGGCTAGCTTCTAGTAATGTATATGCAGGTAATCCTCCATTTGGTCAACAATATACTGCTACTTATTTATTGGTTGCGGGTGGTGGCGGTGGTGGTGGTAACTATGGTGGCGGTGGCGGTGCTGGTGGTTATGTTACAGGTACATTTACGGCTATTCAAGGCTCAGGAACAGTTTATACCGCTGTTGTAGGTGCTGGTGGTGCTGGCGGTCCAGCACAAAGTGTTGTAGGAACACAAGGTTCATCGTCAACATTTACTGGTGTAACTACTGCTATAGGAGGAGGATATGGCGGAGCTGGTGCAACTGGAGTGTCTCCAGGAGGAAGTGGTGGATCAGGAGGTGGTGGAGCAACAAATAGTACATCAACTAGAACACCTGGTGGTTCAGGAACTCCTAGTCAAGGTAATTCAGGCGGTTCAGGTTTAAATGGTGCATTTAATGTTGGAGCAGGTGGTGGTGGCGGGGCTGGTGGTGTTGGAGGAAACGGATTTCCTAATGGCGGTGCTGGAGGTTTGGGTACATCAAGTTCTATTACAGGAACCCCATCAACATACGCTGGTGGTGGAGGCGGTGGAGTTTATTCTGTTGGCGGAACAATAGGTATAGGTGGTCCTGGTACTCCAGGTGTTTCTGGTGGTAATGGAGGAGGAACACCAGCAGCTACTTCAGGCGTTGTTAATACAGGCGGAGGTGGTGGTGGTAATGGATATCCAAATGGAAGCCCTGGAACAAATGCAGGGGCATCTGGAGGTTCAGGTGTTGTAATTCTATCTGTTCCAACAGCAAACTATACAGGCACCACAACAGGCTCTCCAACAGTGACAACTAGTGGAAGTAATACTATAATTAAGTGGACTTCTGGTTCTGGAACTTACACAGCTTAAGGTATAATATGCAAATGAAAATAGATGAACTTATTAAAGAATTTAGTAACGAACAAGGCTTTCAATTCGGCATAGATATTGTCATGAAGTCATTAAGACCCAATGCTTTATATTGCTTAAGTGCAAGTGGTGGTACTTTTGAAATTATTGATTGGGATAAATCTAATGAACTTCCAGCACCTACAGCACAAGAAATACGTGATGAATATATACGTCACAAAACTATAAAAGAATTTTTAGACTATTTAGAAACTAAGGATAAATAATGGCAGTCAATATAAATGGAACCAGCGGAATAGCAAATGCAACTTGGACAACAGGAACACGCCCTAGCTCTCCTGTATCTGGTCAAACAGGCTTTAATACTACAACTGCTTTATTAGAAACTTATAATGGTTCTGCGTGGATTTCAGGCGGGGGTTTAAGTTGGCAATCAGTTCAAACTACAGGATTTACTGCTGTAGCAGGTAATGCTTATCCATGCAATACTACATCCGCTGCTTTTACTGTAACGTTACCAGCATCACCCGCTGCTGGAGATCAAATTCTTTTAGCTGATTATGCAGGTACATGGGCTTCTAATAATGTTACAGTATCCCTTAACGGTAATAAAATGAATGGCCTGTCTATTAATGCCACATTAAATACTAGCAGAGAATCTATTACTTTTACTTATGTAGATTCTACTCAAGGTTGGATTGCATCTAATGGATTTTTAACTACATCTACTGTTGTTCAAACTGTTCCAATCACCTATTTAGTTTTAGCTGGTGGTGGAGGCGGAGGTGGTCCAGGTAATGCTGGAGGCGGAGGTGGTGCTGGTGGTTATTTAGCTGCAACATCAGGACTTACTAAAGGACAAGTTTACACTATTACAGTTGGCGGTGGAGGTTCAGTTACCCCAGCAGCTGGCGGTTCTGATGGTAGTGCTTCCTCTGTAGTTGGTACAGGAGTATCTATATCATCTGTTGGTGGTGGCGGTGGTGGATCAGGTAATAACGTAGCTGGAAGATCTGGTGGCTCTGGCGGTGGTGGCGGTGCTCAAGATACAGGTACTCCAGCGGCTGGCGGTTCAGGCACTCCAGGTCAAGGATATAATGGTGTTACAGGTATTGGTCCAGGCACATCTGATGGCGGAGGCGGTGGCGGTGGTTCTGGTGGAACAGGAACTGCAAG